TGCCCTGCTCCAGCTGGCTGACGGTGTTGCGCTCGGGGTCCGCGTAGACCTCGAAGTTGATCACCGCGCCCAAGTTGCGCAGGTCGCGCATGAAGTTCTGCAGGCCCTCGGTCACGTCCTTGACGTAGGTCTTGGTGATCGAGCGGTCCACCGCCCACTTGTGCCCGGCAAGGATGGCGTCCATCACCAGATCTAGCGTGCGCACGCGCGTAACGAACGCCCATTTGGCATCACTGGATTGGGTGCGGTTGCCCCACAGGCGATAGCCTTCGTCGCGGATGATGGTGGTGATGTTGGATTTGTTCAGCAGGTTCGCGCGGCAGGTTTCGTCACCGTCGAGGAATTCAACTGGACGGCTTGTGCCGGTGATGCCGACAAATTCTTTGTTCGATGGCGAGGCCCAAAAGCCGTACTCCCGGTCGGTCCAAGCGAAGAGTCCGGCAGTGAATGCCGAGGCTGGGGCATCGACGGTTTTGTTTTCGACGGTGCTCCAGAGCTGGACGCCAGGATCAACCAGAAAAACCCGCTTGCTGCCGAAGTTTTCGGCGTAGGCCAGTGCATCCTCGTCAGTGGTGTTCGGGCCGTCGATGATGGCGATGGCCCGCAGCTTCTCGGCTAATGCATCCATCGCGGTGGCCACGGCTTGCGTAGCCGAATGCTTGGGCGCTACCAGCAATCGTGGCTGGGCGTTGAATCGGCTCTTACCGTCAAGCAGCGCCTGCAGGCCGGTACGCTCACCGGAGACTTTGACCCCGCCGATAATGGCTGAGGTCAGCAAGGCGGCGTCCTCAAGCGCCTCGACCCCGACTGCAACGATCACTGCTTTGGCCCGGAGGTAGATCGCCTTGGCCGCTTGGGTGATCGCAGAGTCAGGGCCAAATGCGGCAACGGCTTCGCGCTCGGTGGTCAGGAGCACCGGCACACCGGGAGTGGCCGTTGCATCGGGACCTGGCTTGAAGGTATCCACCAGGCCAATAATCGAGGACGACGGCAGAGAAATGACACGCGCCCCGTTGTCGACGCTGGTGACCGTGACGCCGTGAAAAAAATCGGTGCTCATGGAAGCGTTTCTCCAGAAACGAAAAAGCCCCGCAAGGCGGGGCTGAGTGAGATGTGGGGGTATTGGCGTGCAGCGAATCGGTTACGAGTTGGCCTCGGCCGCCTTGGGCAAAACGAATGGTGCCTCTGGCACGGTTGGCCAGTCGACCTGCAGCGGGAAGCCTGGCTGCGTATCAAGCTGAGCGAGCTGCACGCGGTGCAGGCGCCATGCATCTAGCTCAGCGTGAACAAACTGCGCGGGGTCTTCGGCAAGTTCGCCTTCCGGGCTTAGGCGCCGGGCGTCCTCGAGCATGTCCAGCTCCGCCACCAGCTCGTTAATCCTCTGGGTAGCGGCCGCCGACAGTGCGCCTCGCATGCACATCACCTGAGCCAGGACCATGTCGCGGGTGGGCTCTTCGATGGGCCCGAATTCGCCAGCAACCGCACGCTCGAAAAGGTCAACGCCATGGGGTTCTGGATCAAGGGGCGATGCCGCGAAGGGCACTTCGCCGGGAATCTCCATGGCGTCGTTGAAAGTGACCAGCAAAACGACAGCGCTGTGTGCCTGATCCGCCCAACGCGGCTCACGAGCACTGATTACGGTATCAATCGACATCATCCAATCCTTTGAAAAAGTGTTCGTTCATTTGCAGTAAAAGCGCCGTGAACCCGCCAAGTACCCACACCAATCAAACCGGAGTTGTTGGCAGTGCCGTCAGTGAGTTGGGTTGAGCTGTACAGCAGGCTTGACCCGGCCACGTATGTGCCTTGGTTTAAACCTCCGCCATGGCTGACCATTCGGGCAAACGCATAAGACCCGACCGCTGAGAGGCCAAGCCCTGCAACTTTGCCGGGCAGGTTGGAGTCGCAGATCATGTCTCCAAGGTCAGTAGCATCGACCTGCAAACGCAAGCTATCGCCTCCGTTGAACCCCAGCCGCACTTTGTTTGAACGCATGTTCGGGCCGCCGCCCTGTTCGATAGGGGTGAATCCGAGCCTACGCTCCAGGTAATAAACCTGACCATCCGTAGCGCTTCTGAAATAAGGCAGGGTCAGATTGTCAGCCGCAAAGCCCACGTGCGAGATCGCGTCACCGATGGGTCGCTGCAGGTCACGCTCATCCGTTTCACTTTTGGTGTACGCGTCGACAATCCCGTAAGCCGCGAGCGTTGCTCCCCAATTGGCCTTGCTGTTTGGGTCAAAATTGGCGGAATACCACAGATTGCCCAAGTCAGTGACATCCACCGTGACCTTGAGCCCGTCGGTGGAGTAGCCAATCTTGATGGTGTTGTCTCTCTGCCCCACACCACCACCTTGGCGCACGGGCATAAAGCCCAACTTCTGCTGGAGGAAGTAAATCTTGTCATTAGACTCACGCCGCATGTACATGTGTGTCGGGTCATCACTGGCCATGCCTACGGTGGTGATCCAGTCGCGCACCGGCCGTTCGGAGAGAAGTCGGTCCGTTTCCTTTATCGTGTAGCCATCACGGATGCCGTACCCCGCGAGAGTCGTCGGGTTGGTGCCGGCAACAACAAGCCCGCGAACATTCACCTGCACCTTGGTGTAGGAGCCAGGTTTAACGCCCGAAGGCTCATTGATGCGCCGATCCACGTAGTCCCTTGTGGCCAGGACCACTGACGGATCGATTTTTAGCTCTACGTTACTGGCGTTGCTGACCAGCAGATTCACGCGCACAACCTGGGTACGCCCCGACCCTTGCGACAGCAGCGGCTTGAACGACGGTGCGCAGTTCGCTATCGCGATCAGGTCGTCGTCGGCGTCATACAGCCCGATCTCCCGTATCCACCACCCGCCGACTTCTGCAGGGATAACCTGCTCGCCGATAATGATTGCGCTGTTGGCGTCGTCCACCCGTAGCTGATTGAGCGGTGCGCGGCGCCGTTCGTTGATAAGTCGGGTTTGAGCAGGGTCAGGCACAGGATCTGTGCCGTTCGCATCCCCTACCCCCATTTTTGAAATCTTCCACGGCACACCCAACGCGTCGGCATTGGCTTGTTTGGCCGCGCCGATGTTGGTGAGGATGGCGAAGAACTGGGAAGTCTGATCAATCATCCAAAAATTTCCATTGCATCAATTGAGATTTCTCGCCCGCCCAGTCCAAAGCTGCCCCCGACGTTAATGTCGTGGGACGCTGGCGGGTAAACGTCGATTTCATCACCGTCGTAGACGCTAGCAGCCAAGTGAAAACGGCCGGTGGTACCCAGGCTGATGGCAAGCCCGGTCATGTGCCGAGAGACAGGTTTGGCGTCATCGATCAGCCAAGTCAGCTCTTGGTACATCTCTTCGGTGATGCCGGTGTCGAGCACACCTACCTGCAGTGCAAAGGTGCCCGGCACCCCCATCGGTCGGGTTTCCCACCACTCCAGGACGTCGATCAGGTAACCCAGCGGTTCCACGACCCGGCGCAGAGCACCGATGGTGCCTTTGTGGGCATGGATGTAAAACGACGACCGAATGGCGGCGCGCTTGATCGATTCCGGCCATGCCCAGTCCCAACGGTCGACCGAGCATTCCCACGCGAGGTAGGGCAGCAGTCGCGTCGGACAGGTATCGGGGTTATACAATGTGCGCAACGGCACCGGAGTGACGTCGTCAGTTGCACGTTCAAGGGCGCGTTCCAGCGGAGTGCTATTTAGCGGCAGCAGGCTGTTCATTGGTTGTTCCCAGTCGCACGTTGAATCCTTTGCAGTAAGCCGCTTGCGCCCTGGTCGGCACGAGGTCTTGCCAGCCCACCAACTCGACCCGCCGCACTCCGCTGATATGCAGTTGCGCATCCACCGCCGAGCGGGCGATCTCGATACCGAGTCGACGTCGAGGATTGATCCACGCAGCCAAACGGTTCTGGCATTCGGCGAGAATTGCTTCGTTCTCGGACCCGGCGCCATTCATGTGAAGCACCGCGTCGATGGAGTACGTCAGCACCTCTGCACTTTGCACGATCAACCGGTCTCCCAGCGGCCGCAGGTTTTCATCAGACAGGTGAACCTTCACCTCGGCCAGCAGCGCCTCGTCTGCTTCACCGGTGCCGTTCAAGTGCAGCACAGTGACCACAACGGTCGCGGGCGACGGGCTCTCAGCGCTGGCATCGGCAACCAGCGCCGAGGTGTTGCGCGCGTGCAAGATGTAGCTGTTGCGTGGCCCAGCTGTGGTAAGCCCCTCGAACGCCAGCTGGACGCGCTCACGCAGGGCGTCGTCTTCCTCCTGAATTTCCGGCGCGGGGGGCACCGCCGCAGTGTCTGCTTTCTGAATAACCAGCCGTTTGAGGTTCACGCGTGCAGCGAGTTGATCCAGATCTGCCCGCTGCGCGTAAGGCAGCAGCAACGCCTTGGCGGCGTCGTTGACCCGCGCCCGGTTCTGCAGCTTGCGGTAAGCGCCCAGCTCGATCAGCTTGACCACTGGATCGCTTTCCAGCGTGGCATTCCAGCCAGCGCCCATGAACTGACGAAAACTCGCCAGCTCCTCGTCGTATATCTCCTCGAAATCCAGCGGTTCCAAGACATCGGGTGCCGGCAGGGAGGACAGGTCAAGGGTGCTCACGCTGAGGCCTCCAGAATTCTGCTTTCGCCCAGGTAGTCCACACTGATCTCAAACCCGATCCGCCCATCAACCACCGAGACGACCTTGATGCGCTTGAGGTCCACGCGGGGCTCCCACCGTTTGAGCGCTCGAGCGGCTTCGGCCTGCACCGCACTTTTCCAGCCTTCGTTGATCGGCAGGTCGACGAAGCGGCGTAGGTTGCTGCCGTACTCGGGCCGCATCCGGCGACT